CGCGGATTTTATCCATCATAGCGTATAACTTTTGAGCGCCTTTCTTGGGGTCGCCCTTGCCGATAATAGCAACGGTCTTAGGGTCGATATACGCCTCTCCATCAGCAACACGGGCGGGCTGTTTACCGTCAATGCTAGTATTAATCGAGTCGCTCAGGCCGTCGCCTTTACCTTTGATATGCTTAACCGCGCCAAACCTAGCTTTCAGCGAGCGTAACCCCGCATCAGTACTACCGTTACCCAAGGCGCTAACAACGTCGGCGGGGACAACAAAGCCTCCCTTAGCCATACCGCCAGCAGCTAAACCCATAAGTCCCCCAGAAGCGGCATTACGCTCTTTTTCGTAATACATCTGCGTACCCGGGTCGTACGCGGTCTCCATTTGCGGAGCCATCACTACAGGTTGTTCAGGCATCGGCATGCCCATCATCGCTGCAGCTGCATTTTCTCTAATATTAGGATCGTTGGAGCCTGCTGCTTGAGCAAACGCCTTTAAATTACTGGCTTCGATACTAGAGCCAAACATTTTATTACGCAAGTCGACCATTAGTCGATTTGCGTCACGGGAGGCATCTTGGCTATCTGAAGACGCTGTACCGCCAGCAGCTAAACCCATAAGTCCACCGGCAGCCATACCCCCGGGAGAAGAGGGGCCGAACCCCCCGTCCGCGTCCGCGCCACTAAAACCACCACCACCAGCATCACCATGCCCCATATCGCCTGCATCGTACCCAACAGTGCCAGAGCCGTAGCCACCATCACCTGCGTTGTACCCATTACCACCACCACCGCCGCTTGGGCCCCCCACACCTACGTCAGGAGACGAGTTAATATTTGCGGCTTGTTGTGCTTGTGCCGCCGCTGCTGCGCTGAACGTTTGTTGGCTGCTATCAACAGGAGCTGGAGACTGCCCAAAATTGCCAAGGGCCATACTCATAAGGCCGGGACCCGAATAATTAGAATTCGGAGCGGACATGGTTGACTCATACCCACCAGACGAGTCGATGCCGATAGGCGTAACTGCTGCTATAGGGGCTGTGGGGGCTGTGGGGGCTGTGGGCGCAACACCGGGCTTCTTAGTGTATCTCTGAGTTACGGGATCGAACGTGTACTTAAAGTCATTGCCCTCGTTCGCTGGGTCCGTGTCAGAGTTGAATGCGCTACCTGCAAAAAATGGGAACGCTGCTCCGTAGGGCGTACCATCAACCGCCTTTATAGTCTCCAAGGCGCCGCCTTCAGCTAAGCCCAAGATGCCGCCTTCAGCAACCCGAACTTTATTTGGCCCTTGATAAGAAGGTGTGAAATACCGCAGTTCGCCGTCCGGATTGGCCAAACGTTGCGCATCTAAGTCTTCTCTAGATGTCTTGCCGGGATTGTATGTGTATTGGTACTGCTCATTGTCTACAGGAGCAGATTGAGTCTTGGGCTCTTGGAACAGCATTGGTGAAATAGCGGCGCCTATATTTAAAGCGTTATCACCGTAGAAACCCGGTGTTGCCAGCTTACTCATTGCCGAGGTAGCCATAGGCGTAACGGTTTGAGGAATAGCGCCTAGACCCTGCGGAGCCAAACTGGCCTGTGGTAACCCAGTCATACCCGATTGGGTCAGAAAGTTGTTTGCTGACGCGCTTTGTGCGGCGGAAGTCCCAAGACCTGACGCCCCTTGCGTAGCCAACCCTGTATTCGCGGCTTGTACGGAAGCGTTAACCGCTGGAGCCCCTGAAACCGAAGCTGCGGCGCCCAATCCCAGACTCTGACCTAGACCTGCTCCGCCATACGCGCCGATACCCGCCATTAAACCTTTACCCAGATCACCACCGCTCAGCGCAGTAGTACCAAGGCCCACAATACCCGCAGCTAGCGGGGGCGGAACGCCCATCATAGACAGCCCAACACCAGCAATCGTAGGGAGAATGGACTTTAGGAAGCCCGCTTCGACCAGACCCGTCTCGGGGTTAATTGTTAGGGAGCCGCCATGTGCCTTAGCTAGTGCCTGCAAGCCTTGCACTTCGCCGGGGGTCATGTGCACCAGTTGGGTATCTTCGCCGCGACCTTGTGACTGGACAGACTGCGCAATTGGGTGTAGGTTGTTCATAGGTATATTTTAGTATGTCAAAGTACAAATGGGAAGCGGGGGTTATCCAACTTTCCAGTTAGCCCCATCAGAGTACACAGGGACGGTCACAGCCCCACTACCCGCAACGGTAGCGCCAAACGTAGGACCCGAGGCGTCGGACACAAAAGACCTAGACCCAGCGCCAGAAGTAGCCGCACTAGGTAGCGTTGCGACCGTAAACACTGTTGTCGGCGGAACCACTGTAGAGGTTGTGTCTAGCTGCCCCAGAACGTTGTCTAGCTGATTAAAGTACAGGCGCAGGATGTTGTTAAATTGATCCTGATACTGACGCTCATACGCTTCTGTGGCCGCTGGCAGGCGCGGAGCGACTATCCTGTTTACAGCAAACTCCGAAGTAACGATGTTAGCCATTACCGACGACCATCCGGGCGGATGTCAATACGGGGTGCGCCAAGCTGCCACGCCACCCCTAGCCCACTGGACTCAACCTTTATCGCCATCTGGCGTCCGCGCACGCGGGTGTTGATCTGCCCCGTGAACTGCTCAATCGGTATAGTGGTGCTGCGTGTAACCGGACGGGTGTTCTCTCCACCGACAGAGGCAGGGGTGTTGTACCCAGAGCCGGAGTTCTGCAGGGGCAGCAGGGTCATGTTCACGCTGGGGTTTGTACTAGTAGACCCTCTAAACGTAATATCCGGCAGCAAGCGCCAGATAAAGCTGAAGTTGTTGCCGTCGTCGATGTCAAACTCCGAGGATGCAATGTAGGACTCAATTGGCACGGAGGTGTTATTAGAGCCGTCGTCGTACCCTGTCTCGTGGTTAATCAAGCGCCCGCTGTACGCAGCCACGGGGGTGTTGCGTATCTGGCTATCAATCCAAGCTGTGCGGGTCATGTTGCCGTAGTACCAGATGTCCTCGGCGTAGTTGTAGACTACATATCGGTTAGGTGTTGTTGAGTCAGCAGATGGGTAGAACCACCACACCTCATTAAACGCCTCCACCGTGCTGGCAAAAATCTGATCTGCTTGCAGCAAGTTAATGTTCTGGAATATGTATTGGCGCAAATCACAGCGCATTGTCTGCACCCGACCGTCATAGCGGTAGAACTTGTCTTTACCCATCCAGTAGGTTACGTTACTGGCGGATGCCTTGGCGTTAGGCCCAATAATGGAGAGGTTGTCTCCTAGCGTCTGAGCACCCCACACGAACGGAGGGCCTTGATACTGTAGTGAGTACAGTGCGGCGTCGGTCCACACCACAATCTCTTGGCGAGTCTGTATGGCGGTAACTATTTTTGAGCCCGTAGACAGGCGCAAGTCTCCGGCTTGATTTGTAATGGCTGGTGTCCAGTTGGCTATGTCTTCTTGGTCTGACCAACGTATTAGCATAGGGTCTAGATCAGTTCCGCCTAGTGGAGACGCGCCAAAGCACAACACAAACCGAGATATGTCAGATACCAATAGGGTAGTATGCGCAGCAGGTACGTCCGATGCCCCTAAGAGAGAGCTGACTAAAACGCCGCGCTGAGGGAACCCCGCACTTGCATCCCAGTAGTACAGAGCGCCCCCGCGAGGGCCGAATACCAAGTCTTCACCGAAGTTACTGTGGTTCCATATGCGCAGAGCGTCTGTCAGGCTAGTGGTATTCCCCCATGACCCAGAACCCCAAGGGCCTGCGCTCCAACCGGTCGCGCTCTCCTGAATCTCAGGGCCCACGTTTATTTGATATGCGCCTACTACGTTAGCGCCGCCGTTTCCTGTGTCCGATGCTGTGGCAGCTACGGCTGTCTGGATAGTGTATGTGTCGTCATCGGGAACCGTGACGATCTGGAACTCGGTGTTCAGCGTAGCCACAGTGATGTCCCCGCCAAGTGTTAGGGCACCGCTAAATGTGACGAAATCACCCTCTACTGCACCATGCGCAGTATCCGTCACTGTAACGACTGAGGAGCCCGTAGTAGCGGCAAACGTCACATCTCCTGCGGCTGTGGTTACGCGGAGTGGGGTTATGTCGTTGTAAGCTGCGCCGCGCTCAATGTAGTATTTGAGGTTGGTGCCTGCGCCAATTAGGCTCACAGAGCTAAGCGTTACCCAGTTCCATAGTGAGCGGCATACGCCTAAGAAACGATTATCTGATATCTGCTCCCACCCACCGATTTTTTCTGGGGTGCCTTGGCGAAACCGAATTTTGTCGCACTCATACCAACCACCTTCATTGGTGTAGCGGGTATTTTCGCGGTTTACGCCGGGTTTAAGCAATAGTTTTTTTAGCATAGCGAGATTTTACGCTTGCAAGCCGCCTAAGTACACAGTCTTGCCATCAATCTTGGTAGCGGTAAGTGCCTGCTTCTTGTTGTCGCCGGGGCTGTAGCTGACATGCACCCAACCTGAATCGGGGACGCCGGGAGTGTAGAACTCAAGAATTACTTGGCGGAAGATTAAGTTATCCACGATCCACTGGGCAAGCTCAGCGTTAGCCACCCCGGGAATCTCTATGTCTGCAGCCATACCACGGCAGTGATCTGAAGTCTTGGAGCCACCTACTTTGGTGTTTACCTCAACACTGCGAAAGCCTGAGTTGACTTTAACGGGCATGCCGAAGCGCTCACGCACAGGTTGCAGCACACACTCGCACAGAATAGTCAGGTTTTCTAGCTGCTCGGCAT